TGTCTTTAATGCTACTACGACTGGAGCATTCATTGCCGGTGAGACAATCAATGGTAATAATGGAGCTACTGCTGTAGTTCATGCTGACGGAGTTACTTTAGGCACATATGACCTTAAGTACTTCCCTATTCCTGATTACATCTATGGCATCACAAGAGTCATCCCGTTCAATGCAGCATCCAGCTCAAAGAACTTATTTGACTTACAATACCAATTAAGACTTAACGACTTATATGACTTGACTTCAACGTCATTGATCTACTATAAGACGGTCATGTCGCACATCTCATTACTTAACCTTGAATTAAACGGTTATCCGCTATATAGGTTCAACCGTATGATGGGCAGACTATCTCTTGACGTTAATTGGGATGCAGCTCTTGCTATGGGTGACTTCATCCTTGTTGAATGCTATAGAGCATTAGATCCAACCACATTCAATAAAGTATGGAACGAGCCATGGTTTAGACGCTATGTGACTGCATTGTTTAAACGCCAATGGGCAACTAACATCAAAAAATTCCAAGGCATCCAATTACCAGGTGGTGTGACGATCGACGGTGATAAGTTGTATACAGAAGCCATCACAGAGATAAAAGAGTTAGAAGATGAGATGTTGAATAAGTCAGCACCGTTGGAGTTTTTCCTTGGCTAGATCAGTATACTTCTCTAACGGCATTCGTTCCGAACAGTTGACCTATGAGGATATCATAGTAGAGTCTATATCCATCTATGGACAAGACTTCTATTATATTCCACGCACATTAGTTGGTAAAGACGAGATCCTTGGTGAAGACCGTCTATCTCAGTTCAAGTATGCATATGGCATTGAGATGTACCTTGAGACAGTGAATGGCTTTGAAGGCCAAGGTGCATTCATACAGAAGTTTGGCCTCATGATGGAACAAAGCGCTACTCTTACAGTAGCTCGTCGCAAATGGGAACAGCTTGTTGGTCAACATGGTCTATCAATACTGCCTAATCGTCCTGCTGAAGGTGACTTATTATTCTTCCCATTAACTGGCGGATTGTTTGAAATCAAGTTCGTTACACATCAAGACCCATTCTATCAAGCTGGAAAGTTATACGTATATAAGTTACAAGTTGAGTTATTCCAATACTCATCAGAACACATCACTACTGGCAATGCAGCTATCGATGTATTTGAGACTCTCAAGTCTTTCGATGAGACTAAAGTCCCTAATGGTACAGTGACTGAGATTAAGATAACTAATAAGGGCGTAGATTACACCTCTCCTCCTACAGTAAAATTAGGTGAAGATTGGGTAGCAAGTACCGCTGTTGCAGTGGGAGACCAAGTGTGTTATGGAGGTCGTAGATACATATGTACTATTCCAGGTACTACGTCAAGTTCTGGACCTATACATACTTCAGGTGAAGTAGATAATGGTACTGCAAGATTTGCATTTTTTGGTTATAGAGCTACTGCTACTGCATATCTTGGTAATGGATTGTCTGCAAGTGAAGTAGTCAAGATCTTAGTTACAGCTCCAGGTTCTGGATATACATCTGCTCCTATAGTTCACTTAAGTGGAGGCGGAGGATCACACGTTGCAGCCCGAGCTATCATTGGCAACCTTGATAAACAAGATTCATATGGCGATAATAATAAGTTCAAAGAAGAAGCAGAGGGTATCGTATTTAACGAAGACAACCCATTTGGCGAACTATCAACGTATCATAAGGCTCCATAATGTTAAACGGACAAACCTATTATCACGGTGCTATAAGAAAGACGATCGTTGCTTTTGGTCGTTTATTCTCAGACATCAAGATAGCGAGACAAGACAATGATGGTAATGTAGCTCAAGTCGTACAAGTACCTCTTGCTTATGCTCCTAAAGAGAAGTGGTTAGTTCGTATTGATTCAGACCCTAACCTTACAAATAACGTATACGTATCATTACCACGATTATCATTTGAGATTATTGGGTATCACTACGATGCATCTCGCAAGACTAATAAGATGAATAAGATCGTGTGTAAAGACATGACAAATACTGCAAATCCTAATGCAAAGTCTGTGTTCTCACCAGCACCATATAATATTGACATCAACTTATATGTGTTGACCAAGACTCAAGAAGATGCAACACAGATCATCGAACAGATCTTACCTATATTTAATCCAGAATATACATTGTCCGTCAATGCATTACCTGACATGGAGATAGTACAAGACGTGCCTGTGATATTAAATAGTATCACAGCAGAAGATAACTATGATGGATCTTTCCAAGAGAGACGATTCGTAAGTCATACGCTAGCATTTACAGTCAAGACAAACATCTATGGTCCAGTTACAGAGAATGGAGTGATCCTTACCACTACAGCCAATATGTCTGTACCTGGTAGAAAATATACAGCTACTGCTCCTGATGTTAATGGACCAGTCACAGAAAACTGGGAAGCTCAGTTCTAATGTCAAAAGTATATAATGCGAACCAACAGTTAAAAGCTGCTGGTGTAAACATCCCGTTTACAGAAGATCAAGTCAAAGAGTACATGAAGTGTGCTCAAGACCCCATTTATTTTATTGAAAACTATTGTAAGATCATATCTCTAGATCATGGTCTTGTAGACTTTAAGTTGTATGAGTGCCAAAGGGAAAAGGTGAAGGTAATACATGAGAATAGAAAAGTTATCCTTATGGAAGGTCGTCAACAAGGTAAGACGACAACTAGTGCAGCATATATTTTATGGTATACCCTATTTCAAGAATCGAAACAAGTCGCGATCTTGGCAAACAAAGCCACCGCCGCCCGTGAGGTCTTATACAGGTATCAGTTGATGTATGAGAACCTTCCAATATGGTTACAGCAAGGTGTAACTACATGGAACAAGGGAGATATAGAACTTGAGAACAATTCAAAGGTGTTCACAGCAGCTACAAGCGCTTCTGGTATCCGCGGTAAATCTGTTAACATGCTATATGTCGACGAAGCAGCGATCATACCTAATAACGTAGCAGAAGACTTCTTTACCTCAGTATATCCTACGATATCTGCGGGTGAAACGACAAAGATATTATTGAGCTCTACTCCATTAGGTTATAACCACTTCTGGAAATTTTGGAACGATGCTGAGAATAAACGTAATGACTTCGTACCATTATTCATACCATACTGGAAAATACCAGGAAGAGATGAAAAATGGGCAGAAGAACAAAAGAGACAGCTTGGTGAACTAAAATATAACCAAGAAGTATTATGTACCTTCTTAGGTTCTGCTCTCACTTTGGTGCGTGCCGATGTGATCGGGAGGATGTCTGCAGGACGTATCATATATAGTAAGGATGGTTTGGATGTATATGATAAACCTATCAAGGATCATAGTTATTGCTTAGTGGCTGATACAGCTAAGGGCGTAGGTGGAGATTACTCAACGTTCTCTATCGTAGATATCACAGAAGCTCCATATAAACAAGTGGCAAAGTATAGAGACAACAACATCAGTCCTATGCTTTTCCCATCAGTGATATATAAGGTAGCTACAGAATATAATCAAGCATACGTATTATTAGAAGTTAACTCTTCAGAACAGGTAGCATCTATCTTATACTCTGAGATGGAGTATGAGAACCTATTATTTGTGAATAGAAATACAGACGGACAAGTAGTATCAGGTGGCTTTGGCGGCGGTAAAGCGCAGCTAGGAGTTAATACTGATAAGAAAGTAAAGAGGATCGGTTGTATGAACTTCAAAGCCTTAGTCGAAGAGAATAGACTCTTAGTCCAAGACATTGATACAATACAAGAGATATCGACCTTCATCGAGAACAATAAAGGCTCTTACGAGGCTGATGAAGGCTATCATGATGACTTAGTGATGACATTAGTGTTATTTGGATGGTTAACAACAAACCCATACTTTAAAGACCTAAACAATGTTAATATTAGGCAAGTAATGTATGAGAATCGTATTAAACAAATAGAGGATGAGCTTACTCCATTCGGGTTTATGGATGATGGACGGGGTGGCCAGGACGAACAAGTCCTATTGAATTTTTAGAAGTTATAAATATATGTATAGAGGTGACTCTAGCTTATATCATAAAAATCATAATTTAAGGAGAATCAACAAATGGCGTTTCAATTATCTCCAGGAGTTGCGGTAGTCGAGAAAGACTTTTCTGCTATAGTTCCAGCGGTATCAACATCAGCTGGCGCTTTTGCAGGTGTGTTTGCATGGGGTCCCGTTTTAGATCCTGTTACAATTTCATCTGAAAACGTTTTGGTACAAAGATTTGGCAAACCAAGCGATTCAACAGCACAATCATTCTTTACAGCTGCGAACTTCCTATCATACACAAATAACTTATTAACAGTTCGCGTTGACACTAATGGTGCAAGAAACGCTGTTGTTACTAAGACAGGTACAGTTACAGGTTTCACATCACTAGTTGGTGGTGACTCATACGTAACAGCTCCTTTAGTTACTTTAGGTGCACCAAATGTTACTGGTGGCGTCCAAGCAACAGCACATGCGGTTCTAACAGGCGGTTCAGTTACTTCTATCGTTATTGATAATCCAGGTACTGGTTATACAGCTGCTCCTTTAGTAACTATCGCGACTGGCCCAGGTACAGATGCTACTGCTACTGCAGTCATCACTACATCAGGTATCAAGATCAATAACTTTGATTCTTACACAGCTTCTTATGCTAACGGCGAAGGCGTTGTTGGAGAATGGGCTGCTAAATACCCAGGTGCTTTAGGTAACTCATTAAAAGTTTCTATGGCTGACGCAGAGACATATACTGGTTGGGCATACGAAACACAATTTGATTCTGCTCCAGGTACTTCAACTTATGCGGAATCAGTTAGTGGTTCAAACGACGAACTACATATCGTCGTAGTAGACGTTGATGGTTTATGGACTGGCACAGCTGGTACAGTATTAGAAAAATATGCATTCGTATCAAAAGCTGGCGATGCTAAGAAGTCAGATGGTACAAACAACTATTATAAAGACGTAGTTAATTCACAATCTAAGTATATCTGGTGGATGGATCATACAACAACAGTAGCTACTTCAGTTGGCGGCGCAGGTACTTCAGGTGTAGCTTGGGGAACTGCTGCAGCAGGTGTAGGTTTCAAAGACCTTTCAGCAGTAGTTACTAAGACATTATCTGGAGGTGTAGATGATCTCTCAGCTACAGACGGTGAATTACAAACAGCATTTACCATATTTGCAAATGATGAGTTATATGATATCTCATTGATCGCTTTAGGTAAAGCTTCTTCAACAGTTGCTACTTATGTTATCAACAACGTTGCCGAAGTTCGTAAAGATTGCGTAGTATTCGTATCTCCGGAAAATGATTCAAGTGGTGATATCATCATTGGTTCAGGTTCAGATGCAGTAAACGCTATCTTAACATATCGTTTAGCATTACCAAGTACTTCTTATGCGGTACTTGATTCTGGTTACAAATATCAATATGACCGTTATAACGACAAATACAGATATGTTCCATTAAATGGTGACATCGCTGGTTTATCTGCACGTACAGACTATACTAATGATCCATGGTGGTCTCCAGCTGGTCTAAATCGTGGTCAAGTTAAGAACGTTGTTAAGCTTGCTGTTAATCCAGGTAAGACAGAACGCGATAACCTTTATAAGGGTGGTGTTAACCCAGTCGTTAACTTCCCAGGTCAAGGTACAGTTCTCTTCGGCGATAAGACATTACTTGCTAAGCCAAGTGCATTCGATCGTATCAACGTACGTCGTCTATTCATCGTACTTGAAAAAGCAATTGCTACAGC